ATAAACTAATTGTACCAGCTCGCCTTCCACCAGTTTACCTATGCTAATTTTGTTGAAATGTTTACGAAGACTCATTCGGATATCCCTTTATATTTGCATTATTTCAGCCTCTCCGGGAATTGCTGGACAAGAATGCTTATACTCGGAATACTATCCTGATTTTATTGGGTTTAAAACTGCTATCGAAAACTGTATTGCAACAGCTCATACAAAGCATAGGGCAAAACTGGAATCCATGTTATCTTGGAATTTTCAGCTATTTCAAAATATTCAAATTCTACCCGTTTAGAGTATAGGCAGGCTTTCCGAAACTAATTCCATGAGGTGCAATTCGAAGAAAACGATCGTTTATTTTTGAGTCAGGATTCGAAGAAATAGAATTTCTTCGAATTGAAACACTCATGCCGGTGAACCGGCTCAAAGAGGAATGAAAACGATATCAACCAGTTCTCGGATCATTTTCAGGTGAAAACAGACAGTCCCATGATAAATTTTCGATCGTGTAATTGCTTCTTGTCCTTGCCTATAGCTTTTAAGCATAGATAGTTGTATCCTGGTGCAATATTTTGTATATTATATGTATCTGGGCAGATAAAGCATGGGTTCAAATGGAGACTGTCCCTATGGACATAGCCAAAGTATCCGAAAGTGATAAAAAAGCGCAGTGGATACAAAGGATCGAGAAGCAGATCCTTGAGTATGCAAGATTAAGATTTACCGGCAAGTTGATCTTTGCTCTGAATATGTCTCAGGGTGGGATAACTGACGGCAGTATTCAGACCGATAGCAAGTTGAACTGATATAACCGATTACAGAGAAAAGTCGCCTGCAAGGCGACAACTTTCAAAGTCCGGTTGACCTAATGAATTAGGTTGGCCGGACTTTTTTATTTTAGGGGCTATGGAGTTAGCAGCGAAAGGTGAAAAATGGTACCGGGTAACCTCAAGGTAGTCTACGTAAAGATATCCGACCTTCGGCCAGCAGAATACAATCCACGAGAGATGAACGAAAAGCAGGCCGCTGACTTAGAGCAGAGCATCAGACGCTTTGGCATGGTGGACCCACTGGTGGTAAACCGGCATCCGGAGCGGATGAACGTGCTGATTGGTGGGCATCAACGTTTAAGGATTGCCGAGCGGATCGGTATTGATACTGTGCCTGTGGTCTATATTGAACTGAACCAGGAGCGGGAGCGGGAGCTTAACTTGCGGCTCAACAAAAACCTCGGCGAATGGGACATGAATGCCCTGGCCGGTTTTGACCCTGAGCTGCTCAAGTTGGTCGGATGGACTGATGAGGAGATGGAGGATATATTCCGGATCAATATCGGTGCGGATGGTGTAGGCACCGATGGCAACGAAGGCAACGGGAGCAAGGGAGGAGAGATCGGCGATGGCGATGCTGATAAGGTGCCTGAGCCGCCAAAAGCGCCTGAGAGCAGGCACGGGGATCTTTTCCAATTAGGCAGGCATAGATTGTTGTGTGGGGATAGCACCAGGCGTGAGGATATTGAAAGGCTCATGGGGGGAGAGAAGGCGGATATGGTGTTTACCTCTCCTCCTTATACGGACCAGAGGGAATACCACATCGGGAACTTCTCCTGGGATGGCCTGATGATGTCTGTTTTTGGGAACATTGTCTCTTTGGTAGCGGATGAGGCTACACATATCCTGGTGAATCTGGGGCTTTCTCATAAGAACAGGGCTGTTGACCGCTATTGGGACAAGTGGCTCTCCTTTATGGCTGATCGAGGCTATCCTCTCTTTGGATGGTATGTGTGGGATAAGGGCTGTGGGATGCCGGGAGAGTGGAGCGGAAGGCTTGCCCCTGCATTTGAGTTTATATTCCATTTTAACAAAAAATGTGGCTCTGCTCATAAATGGGTGGAAACCCAATATGAGGCAAATAACAAAAAGATCAGCCAGCATAATTTCAGGCAAAAAGATGGGAGCCTGAAACCTGCCGTATCACCGGATAAGCTTGGCCAGCCATACAAGGTGCCAGACTCTGTGCTTCGTATCTCACGGGCCTCCACATCAGGTAGTATCCTAAAAGAGCATCCCGCTGTCTACCCGGTTGCTCTGCCAGAGTTTGGGTGTAAGACCTGGACCAATGAGGGTGGCCTGGTGTTCGAGCCATTCGGTGGGTCGGGCACTACTCTTATTGCCTGTGAGCGCACGAACCGGCAATGCTTCCTGATGGAAATCGATCCCGTCTATGTGGATTTAATCCTTGCCAGGTGGAAGCAGTATACGGGTAAGGATGCTGTGAAGGTGGGGAACGTAGGGAAGGCAGGGAGTATGGGGAAGGTTGAGAAATCGGTGCCGGCTGTGCAGGAGGAGAAGGTAGCATGATGAACGTAGAGTATGTTCCAATCGGTGATTTGAGGCTATCCGAATACAATCCCAGACAGATGACGGAAAAGCAGGCTGCTGACCTTGAGGCCAGTATCAGGAAGTTTGGGTTGGTGGACCCGCTCATTGTTAACCGGCATCCTGAACGTAAAAACGTGGTAATCGGCGGCCACCAGCGTCTGAAAGTGGCTATGGTCTGTGGGATCGATACCGTGCCTGTGGTGTATGTTGAACTGGATGAGGGCCAGGAGAAAGAGCTTAATCTCAGGCTGAATAAAAATACCGGCGAATGGGACCTTGAATTGCTGGCCAGTTTTGATCCTGAACTCTTGAAGCTGGTTGGATGGACTGATGAGGAACTTGGGGATATCTTCAGCTTTAATGCGAGCGGGGAGCAGGATGATAATGGTAAGGACGCTGACCATGTACCGGAACCTCCAGTAGAGCCAAAAAGCAGGCTTGGTGATTTATTCCAGCTTGGCAGGCACAGACTGCTTTGCGGGGATAGCACTAGGCGGGAGGATCTGGAGATGCTGATGCAGGGCGCTGTGGCTGACATGGTGTTCACCGATCCTCCCTACAATGTGAACTATGAGGACACCTTCGGACGGAAGATCAAAAACGATAACCTGAAGGATTTCCGGGGATTCCTGAAAAGTGCTTATGACTCCATGTTCCTGGTTTTAAAGGATAATTCTCCAGCATATGTTTGCTATGCAGAGAGAACTGTCCTGGAGTTTAGAACCGTGGCTGTCGAATCAGGGTTTGAGTGGCGAAACACCCTGATCTGGCTCAAAGATGTGCCTGCCATGAACTTTGGCCACTATACCTGGATCTATGAACCCATCCTGTATCTGGCAAAAGGATCTCCTCAATTTTACGGTAAGCCGAATCATCCCAATCTTCTGGAGGCAGCATCAACGAATTCATTTGCAGGCAGGTTTGACGACAAAGGGAATAAGGCTACCAGGGCTCTGCACCCAAACCAAAAGCCGACCAAGATAATAATTACGCCCATAGAAAATTCCAGCAAGCCAGGGGATTTGCTCTTCGAGCCGTTCGGAGGCTCCGGGTCTACTCTTATCGCCTGTGAGAAGACCGATCGGCGCTGCTTTGCAATGGAGCTTGATCCCGTTTATGTTGATGTGATCATCGCCCGTTGGGAGGAATATACGGGCGAGAAAGCGGTGAAGTTATGACGGAAAAGAGGATAGCCTATATTGCAGGTCCATACAGAGCAGCGACTCCTCACGGCATCTTGCAGAATGTGAGGAAGGCAGAGGCGGTTGCCATTAGATACTGGCAAAAAAAGTATGCAGTGATATGCCCGCACAAGAATTCGGCCTTGTTTGATGAGCTGCTTCCGGATGAGGATTGGCTCGAAGGCTATTTGGTAATCCTGGCAAGATGCGATGTCTGCGTCATGCTCCCTGGCTGGGAGAATTCGGAAGGTGCCAGGCAAGAGCGTGAGTTTGCCAGGGCTCACGGGATAGAAATAATCTATGAACAATAGGAATCGGTTTATAACATACGGTTTATAAAATGGCTGCAAATAAGCGTTCAAGGATACAGATAGAGAAAGATCGGGAGCAAATTGCAGAGTGGTATCTGCAGGGCCTCACTCAGGCAAAGATCGCTGAAAAATTAGGACTTAGCCAGCCTATGGTTCATAGGGATATCAAGGCCATAGAGGAAGAATGGAGGCAGAGAAGTGCCATTAATCTTGACGAGTATAAGGCCGCAAAACTGGCCGAAATAGCCCTCTCCAAGAAAAAAGCATGGGAAGGGTGGAACCGCTCCTGCGAAGAGTTCAAGGCTAAAACGCTTACGGCCAGGGCTGGCGACGAAAACACCATAAGGCCACATACACAGCAGATCCACACCGAAACCCGCGTCGGTGATCCTCGGTTCCTGGCTGAGATTAACCGGCTGATCGAGCGGGAGTGCAAACTGCTGGGGCTGGATGCTCCAGCCAAAGTCGAGACCGAGGGCGTAATCGTAATTGACTCTGCGCCAGCACGAGGGGTAAATGAAGACAACCTCTAAGCCAATAAAAATCAATATATTTAACCGGCTGCCGGAGGTAACGAATGAGAAGTATCTGCCTCTCTACGAGAATAAAGACCGTTACCTCCTTCTTTATGGCGGGGCTGGAAGCGGCAAGAGTTACTTTGCGGCTGAAAAGGTCCTGGTCAGGATTTTGGTTGCGATCAAGCGGGGCTGCAAGGAAAAATTCCTCGTTCTCAGGAAGACCCAGCCTGCGCTGAGAAAATCGGTCTTTGCCCTGCTCAAGGCTTATATTGACCGGTGGGGAATAAGCCCTGTCGTCCAGGCCAATAAAACGGACATGAGCTTTTCCTTTGTCGGCGGCTCTGAGATCATTTGCAGTGGGGTGGATGACCCTGAGAAGTTAAAGTCCATCGAGGGAATCACATCGGTCTGGATCGAGGAGCCTACAGAGCTGAGCATGAACGACTTTCTCCAGGTAGATCTCAGGCTCCGGGGGGACACTCCGAGCTATAAGCAGATTATTTTAAGCTTTAACCCTATTTCCAGGACATCATGGCTTCATAGTTACTTTTTCGAACCTCCTAAGAAATCTACAGATATTCGTCAGGAATTTTCAGATACTCGCCAGCAGTCTACAGATACTCGTCCGGAATCTACTTATATATGCCACAGCACGTATAAGGATAACAGGTTCCTGGATGCAGAGTACATCAAAGTGCTGGAAGGACTCAGGGACAAGGACGAGACCTATTACCAGGTTTACGCGCTCGGCCTTTGGGGAGTGCTGCAAAATCTTATCTTCAAAAACTGGGTGGAAGAGGAGATCCCTGTTGATGATCAGTACTATGATGCTGTGCTCAATGGCCTTGATTTCGGGTTTAACCATCCGAGTGCCCTGGTCCGGGTAGGCGTGAAGGATGAAGATCTGTATATCTTTGACGAGATCTACGAAAAGGGTTTGACCAATAATGAGCTTATTTCTCTGGTCAGGGAAAAGCGGATAAGGCAGGTAATCACGGCAGACAGCGCAGAACCAGCCAGGATCGAGGAATTCAGGAAAGCGGGGATAGCGATCAAGCCCTCGATCAAGGGGCCTGGCTCCGTCAAGGACGGCATTGATTGGGTGAAACGGCACAGGATTCATATCCACCCGCAGTGTGTGAACACGGTCAAGGAAATCGGCGCGTATAAATACAAGGAAGACAAGAATGGGAACGTGTTTGATGAGCCGGTCCCGTTTAATGACGACGCTATGAGCGCCCTTCGGTATGCAGTAGAGGAACTGGTGACCACGATCCAGATCGAGTTTGAGGTTGCCTCGGAGAGAGAATCCGCTTATGCACTGGACAGGTTTTGAAGTTACTACTCAGGTAGGCAAAGAGGCACAGAGAAAAATGAAGATACCTTTGTGCCTTTGGGCCTTTGCCCCTATGAACCCGATGAGTTAGGTTTTGAAAATGGCTAATATGGCTAATGAAGAGCTGAAAAAGAATAGGGTAGGGTTTAAGGACGAAATAGCCACGATTGAGCGCGACGTGGACTATTTCTCCGGATACTTGACCTATTTCCCGAACCCTGACTCGATACTCGAAACTGAGTCCAATGGAGAGGGGATAAGGCTTTACGACAAGATCGAGAAGGACTCTCACGCTTACTCTGTACTTCAGACACGGTATTTATCGATCGTGGGCAAAGAGTGGGAGATTATCCCGGCAGATAAAGGCAAGGGGCCGGGCAGGCCAGCCAAGAATACGCGAGAGCAGCAGATAGCTGACTTTGTGGCCGGAGTCTTTGAGAACGCGAACTTTGACCAGATGCGTAGTGAGCTCCTGCAGGCGATCCTTTACGGTTATTACGTCATCGAGGTCTTATGGGATGTGAACGCTGAGGGGAAGATCGTAGTTAAGAAGTTTGTTGGCAAGCATCCCAGGCGCTTTTGCTTTACTACCAGGCGAGAGCTCAGGTTGATTACGCCGGAGGCCCTGGTAGAGGGGATACCGGTTCCGGGGCGTAAATTTATCATTTTCCAGTGGGGAGACAGCGACAATCCTTATGGCAAAGGCCTCGGCCAGAAGCTTTGGTGGCCAGCCTGGTTCAAGAAGCATGGGATTAAGTTCTGGCTTATCTTCCTTGAAAAATATGGCATGCCAACCACAGTCGGGAAGTATCCTGCAGGTACCCCGAAGGAAAAGCAAGACGAGCTTCTCTCTGCAATCAAGGCTATCCAAACGGCATCGGCTATCAAAATCCCTGACGGGATGCTTGTGGAACTTCTGGAAGCTACACGCCAGGGGCATGTGACATACGAGACCTTGTGTGAGTACATGGATAAGCAGATTTCTAAAGCTGTCTTGGGCCAAACGCTTACTTCGGATACCGGCAATGTTGGCTCGCTGGCTATGGCACAGGTTCATAATGTGGTTAGACAGGATCTCATGGAAGCTGACGCTGATCTGCTCGATGCCTGCCTGAACGAAACGGTTATTAAGTGGCTGGTAGATTACAACTTTGCAGGCGTTACGGCATATCCGAAAATCGTAACCTATACGGCGGCAAAGCCTGACCTGGCCGTACGCAGCGGGATCGATAAGACCCTGGCCAAAGATATCAGGCTGCCGATGGCTAAATCTTATTTTTACCAGACGTATGGAGTCCAGGAACCAGGGCCAAACGATGAACTTGTGAATCCAGCGACCGATAACTCCGCGCCAGGCCAAGATAATCAAGCATCACTATCACCTTTATCACCTTTTCCTGGCAGCAAAGCTTTCTCGGCGTTCGGCTCTGATCCTTCTCCCGGCAACAAAGCTTTTTCGGCGTTCGCTTCTGCTTCTCCTGATATGGCCGCTGACATGCCCGCTTCCCAGTCTTTCCTTGATGGGCTGACAGAGGAGGCGGTCCGAGAGGCCAATATTCTCTTTATGAATTTAGCGAAACCTATCCAGGATCTGGTTATAAACGCAGGGTCCCTGGAAGAGATCCGGGATAAAATTCTTGAAACCTATGAGCATATGGACGCCGACAGCCTTGGAAATCTCATGGCTCAGGTGTTCACCCTGGCCAGGCTGGCCGGAGTAGCGAAGGGTAAAGATGCCATCGACAAGCACGCTTATAGCACTGCCGTTTAAGGCGGCAATCACATTTTTTAAGAAGAAGGTCCTCCTCACCTCGCAGGAGTTTTATAGCCTGACTCAGGAGGCCACAGATATGGCGTTTACGGTCAGCCGCGTGGTTAAGATGGATATCGTCAAAGATATCTATGACGCGGTTAACGACGCAATAGCAAAGGGTGAAACCGTCTCCGATTTCCGTAAAAAGCTCGGCGATGTGATGACGGCTAAGGGCTGGGGAGGGCTTTCTCCCTGGCATGCAGAAACGGTGTTCAGGACAAATGTGCAATCGGCATATTCGGTTGGTGAATACCGGCAGTTCACGAAGCATAAGAAAAGTTTCCCTGCCTGGGAATATCAAGCAACCGATGACAGCAGGGTGCGGCTGGCTCACCTTCTCCAAAACGGGAAGATTTACCCGGTTGATCACCCGTACTGGAAGACCTGGTTTCCTCCCAATGGGTATAACTGCCGGTGCGACGTGCGGCCAGTGCATAAATACGAGATCGAGGGCAGGGGCCTTAAGGTTCTGAAAGAGGATGACACAGGGACGACAAAGAGGGTTCTGAATCCGGTCACAGGCGAAGAAGAGAACGTCACCCTTAAGCCTGATCCAGGATTCGAGCATAATCCGGCGCTCCATAAGTGGAATCCGGATCTGAAAAAATATCCAGACAAGCTGGTGCAAATGTTTGCAAGAGAAAAAAGATAGGAGGGGCTGACTATGCCAGGATCTATGCCAGGTTTTGCAGGCTTTGAAGATTGGGTGCCCATATTCATGGGCGGGAAACAAACTGATTCTAACGGGAAGGCCCATGATGGGGACGAACTGATCGAGAAGGCAGTCAAAACATTTGACCCCACATACCACGAACCGCCCGCGGTGTTGGGTCACCCTGAACACGACAAACCGGCTTATGGATGGGTCGAAGGATTGCGGAAAGTTGCAGAGGATGTGAAGGGAATCGGAAAAGTCAACGTGCTCTATGCCAAGTTCAAAGATGTGGTGCCGGAATTCGCACAGGCGGTGAAAGAGGGGTTGTTTAAGAAGCGTTCAGCCAGTTTTTATCCTGACGGGAGGCTGAGACACGTCGGGTTTCTGGGCGCTATGCCTCCGGCAGTCAAGGGCCTGGCTAACCTGAAGTTCGCCCAGTTTGACGAGCAGGCCAGCAAGGGCGGGCTGATAGCATTCGATGAATTGAACTTCATGGCCAGGAAGGACGCCTGCGGCCTGCGCGGGATACTACACACTCTCAGGGATTATATCATCGGTGAAAGTGGTGTTGATTTCGCTGACCGGATCTTGACCCGTGAGCAAATTGAAGAATTAACGAGCGGCGTTACTGCCGTTCAAGGAAAACAGGCTGAAGGATTAACGAGCGGCCTTACTGCCGTTCACGGAAAACAGATTGAAGAATTAGCGAGCGGCGTTGCTGCCGGTCAAGGAAACATTACTGCCGTACACGGAAACGGTAATGCCGTTCAAGGGAACGTTAGCGACGTTGAAGGAAAAGAGGAGGATAAGGATATGCCTTATAGTGAAGAGCAAGTCAAGGCGCTTTTGGACCAGCAGAGGTCTGCATTTGCTGAGGAGTTGAAGAAGCAGGAGGAGCGGATTACGGCTGCTTTGAAAGTGCAAATTACTGAAGAAGGCCGGAAGAAGGGAATAGGTGCCTTTTGCGATAGCCTGGTAAGAGAGGGAAAAGTTATCCCTGCCTGGATCGAAGGCGGACTGAAGTCCTTCATGGAGAATCTTGAAGGCGGTGAGCCTGTCCAGTTTGCCGAGAATCGCAAAGAGACTCCCCTGGAATGGTTTCAGAGGTTTCTCCAGGATATGCCCGGCATGGTCAGATTTGATGAGTTTGCCAATGGGGATAATAAGGTATTTTCCGATGATTCCCAGGCGCAGATTGAAAAGCTGATCAAGGACAAACAGACCAACAATCCCAATATGAGCTATGCCGAGGCGTTCAATGTCGTTCAAATGGAGTATCCTGCTGTAGCTGAAGCCTATATGAACGCCATCTCGAACCACCGCCCGGCTGTAAAGGCGAAATAAGCCGTTGGCAGGACGGGTGATGATCTTCGTTTCTGCCATTTTATCATTCCCGCCTCCGCGGGAATGACGTTTATGTGGTGGCTGAATGTATGATCAAGGCCAGAAGACGGCTTTACATATTGAATTTAAATAATGGAGGGCCACGCTCCGTCGTGGCCGCTGGAAAAGAGGAGATTTTCACATGTCTACTGAAAATAGATTACTGGACCTTCCCTATGTCGCGGCGGAGGACCTGTCCAGCTACCAGTATCATTTTGTGGTATTGAATAGCTCCGGGCAGGTGCGTCTCCCTGACTCAGCCAATGAGGTGGCCTTTGGTATCTTGCAAAACGCCCCTGCAAGCGGCGAGATTGCTGCTGTTCGGGTTGCTGGTGTGAGCAAGTTCAAGGGGAATGCGGCCATTGATATTGGTAAATTTATCCGGCCTGAATACGTGGGGGCCGCAGACGCTGGTAAAGGCCAGGATGCGGGCGCGAACTGGATGTCTGCACGCGGATATGTCTTGGAAGATACGGACGCTGAGAATGATCTCGGATCGTGCCTGCTTGTCAACGCTCCACAAATTGCGGTCGGCTGGAACGCTCAGGTACCGGTTACCCAAGGACTGACCTCTACGATATCGACTGCGGATGTTGTCACCTATACTGCCGCTCAGTTGCTTGGTGGGTTGATCCTGCGCGATCCTAATGGCGGGGCCAGATCCGATGTCACGCCAACAGCAGCGCTGATCATCGCTGCAATTACGCAGGCTGCCACGGGTAACCGATTTGAGTTCACGATTCGCAACACTGCCGATGCTGCCGAAACCATCACGATTACGGCTGGAACCGACGTTACGTTGTCCGGCACCATGACCATTGCTCAGAACAACTCCAAACGCTTCCTGGTCGAGGTCACGGCAGCAACGACCGTTACCATTTATAGCCTTGGAACCGTAGTCCATTAATTATTCAGGTGGATAGGCTGTAGCTATTTAGGCTGTAGGAAAGACTAATGCGGTCAGGGAGTGTGGAGAGTGAGAGCGCAAAAACGCTCCAACGCTTCACGCTCTAACGCTGCATGGGGCCACCCCTAACAGGCTAATAGCCTACAGCCTAAACAACCTGAGTATTTGTAAAAGGTAGGAGATTTTATAATGCCACAACCAAATGTACGAGATTTGATTGTTGCGGGGCCCTTGGCGAACGTATCGATCGCTTACCGTAACAAAAATTACATAGCGGACAGGATCTTTCCTCTCTTGAATGTGGGACCAAAGGCCAAGGTCGCGAAGTATAACAAAGGGGCATGGTTTCGCGATGAAGCCGGCTATCGTGCTCCTGGTACCAAAGCAAAAAGGGGCGGATATCCTGTATCATATGTGGATATCAGCACTAAGGAAAACGCCTACGCCAAGGAGGTTACCGACGAGGATCGGGAAGATGCGGCGGTCCCCGGCGCACCTCCCCTGAAACCGGATCAGGATGCTGTCGAGTATTGCTCTGACAAGATCGATATGCGGCGCGAAGTCCTGGTCGCTACGGCAATTGTCGGCAGCTCTGCTGTCTGGAGCGGTCTGACTGGCGGAGAGGATGCAGGCGGTTTATGGGCGGCTGGAACTGGGAACACGTTCATCGTGGATGTTGAATACAGAAAAGAGTATATCCGATCCCAAACAGGCATTACTCCCAATATCATGATTGTATCGGCCAACACTCTGGCTGAACTCAAGAAAGAGTCAACAATCATTGCCCGCTATCAGTATGTTCAGCCAGGGAAAGTGACAGCCGCTCTCATTGCGTCTCTCTTTGATCTGGATGAGGTGATCATCGGCGATGCTGTGAGAAATGTTGCCAAGGAAGCTTCTGACGGGAGCGATTTTAGCGCACAGGATATATGGGAACAGAGCGCAGGGAAGGGTTCTGCCTGGCTTGGATACCGTCCACCAGCTCCAGGCTTAAAGGTTCCATGCGCAGGGTACCAGTGCCGGAAGCGATATAGCAACGGTCAGTTGCGTAAAATCAGCACCTGGCGGGAGCCTGCTGAACACATGGACGTGTACGAGGTCGCGGAAGAGATTCATGTCGTGCCAACATGCACCGATCTTGGGTTCCTCTGGCATAACACTATTGCGACGTAACGAATGATTCCCAGCAAGGCCGGGGTATTCAATCCCTCTCTTTAACCTCGGCCTTGCTGGATTGCAGGAGTATTTATGCCTTGTAGGAGTTAGGAGTAAATATGCCTTATTGCACACAATCAGACATTGAAAAGCTGATGTCCCAGGACGATTTAATCCAGTTCACCGACGATCGTGACGCCTTGGCCGCGGATACGCTAAGTGCGGCTATAGCGGCTAACGACACTTCAATAGCATTGAACGATGCTGCCGATTTCCCTTCTTCCGGCAGGATCAAAATCGGCACTGAGGAGATCACTTACACCGGGAAATCCTCCAACACCTTGACCGGCTGCACACGAGGGGTTAACGGGACGGTTGCCCAGGCACACTATGATGATGCCGACGTGACCGAGCTAAACACGGTCAACGCTGAGGTTATTGTCCGGGCAATCGTGAACGCTGACGCAGAGATCGATGCTTACTGCGGGGCCCAGTTCAGTGGCCTTCCGTTTTCGAGCGTTCCGGACATAATCAGGGCCAAGGCTGTGGACATCGCAATTTACCATCTTTGCTCCAGGAGGCCGCATAAGTCTACAAGTGTAGGTATAGAGCGATTAGATTCTGATTTAGCCTATATAGCCTATCGATTCAAGAGAAAATTAGCA